GGGAAGTAATTCCCTGAGAGCAAAATCCCGCTCAGCGGGACCCTGCTAGTCTACTCAGATGTAGTATCGGACGTTGAGTCTGGTCCATTTGGGAGGCGAGCATGGTCTCGTGCCTCAGGTAGCGTATCCTTCGTATTCGAGTCAAGCTGGGGAAGAGTGTTTCTCTTCTAACAGTCTCCTTTTGAGGAGATACACAGCCTCTCGCTCGAGCGGACGTGGTACCTGGTCGGCAATTCTTTGATTTCAAAGAACCCTTAAGTTAAGGGGGAAAGCGCGACTGTCGCGAATAGGGAATTAGACTACTCTCCAAGTCTTGGTGTACAACATTCTCATTTGAGAAGATAGTGACGGCATCGTGAGGAGGAGAGAAGATGGTTTCCGGGGATTGAGTAATTGAATTGTAGGATCAGGCAACCACAACGGTGGCCCCGTCCTTGGATAAGGTGCCTGCAGACCCCCTTCCGGGGGCAACTGAAGTGCTAAGCCAATTATTAAATAATTAGCAATGAACAACTTGACTTATTTTTCGGAATTAAGTCCAGCTGTTCGACTTAGTTGGCAGTCCAGTGTAAAAGCTGGTCGCCCACTAGCCTTAAAACTGTTAAGTTTTATAGGTTTAGTGGGTGGGGCTTCTCTAGCGTCCTGGGTGAAGGTTATCTACGCGTTTGCGTGGCATTGCAGTTGGATTATGAAGACTCAGGGAGTCCGAGGTTTGTGTTTTAGACTTAAGGCTTACAGCATCGTGCTGATGTCGGTTACAGCCGGTAAGAAGCATAAGGATTTGACGCAACTCGGGCCAGTGTTCGCGCGAACCAAGTCTGGTTTGCCGCGAATTATTCCCGTAAAACATCGCCAGCGAATCCGATCTGGAGATTGGTTGGTAACGAGAGCCTGGCTCTCGTTATTTGGCCTCTATCGAGTTTTGGATTTCAAAGGGGTGTTTTCCGTTGATACGATAATCGCTCCTTTCGAGGGTACTCCCCGAGGAGTGAGAGCCGTATCAAGGTATTCAGAGTTCTTCGTCCGTCAGCTGATGATGTGGGATATTTTCCCATTATCGTCAACTGATGTCGCGGAAGTTCTGAAGCCGGAGTACTTTGCGGTCCGGACCTCTGGGCCGAACTCTCGCAATAATTGCACGTCGATAGGTATGTGTTGGTATGACGCCTTAGTGTGGGTGAGTAACCCACTCTTCGGGGTACTAGCTCAATGGCTGTCGATGGTGGGCGGAGTATCCATTCTAGGGACTATGAAGCGCTTAGCTTCGGAGGCGGATGACATATATTTATTATGGCAGACGTCGCCGAAGCGCACTTCTAGACCCTTGGATGGGTCCTCCGGGCGGTTAGGGAAGCTTGGAGTGAAGGAAGAACCTGGTAAGGTTCGGGTGTTCGCTATAGTAGACTATTGGACGCAGATAACTCTGCGTCCTCTCCATCGGTGGTTGTTTAAGATTTTGAAGAGAATACCTCAGGACGGTACTTTTGACCAGTTAGCTCCTGTAAGAGCGCTGGTAAAGAATTACCCGAATGAGACTATGTATTCTTTCGATCTTAAAGCAGCCACAGATCGAGTACCATGGGAGTGTCAAGTAGCTCTACTGAACCAGTTGTTGCCGGGGGCTATGGGTGATTTATGGGGGAAACTGTTGAGGGATCGAGATTATTATTTCGATCTTTCATCGGATCATTTTGCACATATCGATGTGCAACCTGGTCACTCCCGTACCGGAAGGGTCCGGTATGAGGTGGGTCAACCCATGGGGGCTTATAGTTCTTGGGCCATGCTGGCTCTAGTTCATCATATGATAGTGCAGTATGCTGCGTTTCGTGTAGGAATGTCGGGCTGGTTCTCGGCTTATGCTGTTTTAGGAGATGATGTGGTGATTGCAAACCGCAAAGTCGCTTTGCAGTACAGGGAGATTTTAAAGGGTTTAGGGGTCCGAATTTCAATTGCCAAGACCCTCGTGGGTCGCGGCTCTTGTGAGTTCGCCAAACGATTCTTTCTCAAAGGAAAGGATACGTCTCCGGTTTCCCTACTAGAGTTCGCCTTAGGAAGATATCATCTTCCTATTATGGTGGAGCTAGTTCGGAAATTGGGGGCGGTTTGGGAGCCTAAACTTTCTAAGATCTTGCGTGCTGCTGGCTTCGGGTACCGAGTTCAAGGGAGGATAACCAGTCCTCTCCCACGCTTGGGTGGTCGAGTCCTAGGATTGCTCCTTACGTTAAAGAGTCCGGGTGTTAGTCCTTGGTCTGTGGGAAACTGGAGGGAGATGTTAGATTTACTAACTCTCAATCCCGAATCCCGGGACCCTTACTCCTTATACCAATGTATAAGGGATAAGGTATCCGTGCGTATAGGTGAAAGGATCGAAAGGGTTCGATCTTCGCTATATACTGCTCAATCAGAGGCTCTAACCATGGATGGGTTCGATGTCTACTGGTGGGCAGTCATATATCGGCGTCTGTATGTGGCGTCCTTGGATCACTTGGATGATCTAACGAGAAGAGTTAAGCCGGTGGCCGAGCTCGATCCCGTCGCTAAAGAGATGGTGAAGGGGAACCATGAATGCCTAGATGATATTGTATCGTTTATGCAGGGTTGGTGGGACGTCTCGGATGAGTTGGCTTCTCTTAAGGATCATACCCCTTTTGAGGATCGATCCAAAGAAATGCGGTATCGGTCTAAGGAAGGGAGGTTGATTCGTTTGTTGAAGTCACTTATTCGGGTGTCCCGCGGGCCCCTTTAGTAACATTAACAAGAGGTTAGATCCTGTGAAGACAGTAGAACTCGCTGGAAACAGTAAGAGTGACGGGGTATTGGACCCAGTTTTCATGGGCCTTGCTTGTTAAGAATGGACGGGATCTTTCGGAAAGGACCCCTTGCTAAGGGAGTGGAGACTTATCACCTTCATTAAATGAGAAGGCCATAGATGGACGACTTCGGATGTTTCCGCTTGTCGTGCCATCGAAAATAATGTCGGACAGTTGAGTCCAATAGGACCCGATAACGGTTAAAACCGGGGGCGGGATATCCTATTCTCTGTAGGTAGACC